TTTTTTAGACCCTTGCACCAGTGTACAAGAGAGCAGCCGGATCGAACCCCCAGAAAATGGAAGATGTGGTTGTAGGAAACCCAATCTTTTGAATAGTAATTGGTGAAGAAAAGTAAGAGTAAGAAACAACTCCGGACCCTCCAGTCGAGAAGGTTACATTAACATTCGAAGTAACTGGAATGAGCTGTTGGGTATTGAAGTTTGTAAACACAACGTTACTGGCATATGACTGACGAAAAGTCTTTACGGTCGCCTTGTATGGAAGTCCACTAATAATCAAATCCTTATAAATCTGTGTATTTGTAAACTCGAGTGTTGTCGGAGTTCCTATAACTATATTTGAATAGTTTGCAAAGAATACAGGATTCAGACCTATATACAGTGTACCACTTGTATTTGAAGCAAAGGCTGGAACTACGGTATCTACAGATGTAATGATATTACCACCGGGTGCAATTGTGACGCCAAGGATTTTGATGGGGTTTGCACCAGTACCAATTGTGAGATTTCCTCTAAACTTGAAATCTGTAAATGTCATGTTTAAATTAGAGAAATCAAACTGTGATGGATACTGAATATTCACCAAGTTGGATTCACAAAGAATCTGATCGTTAAAGAGAATCTTTATAGGCATGCGTGGTGCATTCATAGTAATGTATTCAGTTGTCGAGATGCTGACCGGTGTCACAAATGTCGAGGACATTGAAGTTGTGACAGACACATTTCCAGTAAAGAATGGTAAGCCTATGATATTACTTCCTATTGTCACTGGGTTTGTGTTTGATAAAATATTAAAGTAGACATTTGAAAATGGTTTTACAAGAGAGTAAATTGATTTCCATCTCCAAGAGTTTGTAGGGTTGTCATATGTTACAGAAATGAAATCGTTTCGAACCCAAGGAACTGATGTTGGTGACAAGACAGTCGCAGAAGCAACAAGTGTTTGTGTGTATTGATCATACACATTTATAGAAATTGGCGCATAAATCGGACTGAATATGTACTGAGGAGTGAAAGAAACATCAATTGTACTATACGTAAATGTTACACCACTCGAATCAAAAGTTTGATTTTTGTACGGGTGATTAATAACTGTACCAGGGAACATATTCACAGTCTGTGTAAACCCAGAGAAACTCTGAGTTGTAAAAATCAGAGTCATTTGCGTCAAGTTGGGCAAGACTGAAGATACATAGACATAACCAGAAATTGAACTGACATTTGTAAGTTGCATACCGGGAACAATTTTCATACCAGTATATGAATTTACATTTACAGTCACAGTGTTACTGTTTAGACATGCGGGTGAAGTAACACTTGCGACTGTTGTAGAGAGTGAAGGAATAGTGACATACTGTCCAGTTGTCATAGCTTGTACATTTGATGATGTGACGAGTAAAAGACGGGCCGATGATAACTGACCGGTATACTGAACTGAAGTAGGATCTGAAGTTGGCGAATATGTATTATAATACTTGACTGAACGTTGGGCATAGCAAATGGTGTTTGCACCATCCGAAAAATAAACTTTGAAATTTGGAATATTTGTTCGAATGTATGATTGGGTTGCTGCATCAACATAATTGGACTCGTTGTAGTATGGGTTTACATTTGAAGAAACAACAGTCGCGAGTGGATATACCCATCCAGGTCCAGGGGTATACAGAGGTGGGAGAGTCACCTTGAGAGATGCACCCAGAAGAAGATCACCTTTATACGGAATTTTAACAAATCCGGAACCACCAAACTGAATAGGTGTATTAAAGGGATATTCATCTGCATTCAGAAAAAAAGGACTGTGTCTTCGAAATACACCTGAAAAATATGATACATCTGGCTTTCCCGTAAGGAAAATATCCTGCATGCCTTTTGCAGCAAGCTGGATACTTGCAGACGACATGTACTATTATCGACGCGTATTTTTTAAATATGAAAAACCCACGTCAAGTGTAGATGGCTAAAGCAGGGCCTGTTCAGCTTCAGCTACGTAAGTTTGATCCTTCAACAATGCCAGATAATGCAACGTGTGTGTTTTTGGGTCGTCGTCGTACTGGTAAGTCAACACTCGTTACAGATATTCTGTATCACAAACGTCATCTTCCAGCCGGAGTCGTCATGTCCGCCACTGAAGACGGAAATGGCCACTATAAACAATTTATACCGGACCTTTTCATTTATAATGATTTCTCACGCGATGCCGCTGAAAAGCTTTATGAGCGCCAAAGAAAACTAAAGGCTTCTGGTAAATATGCACCAGTCTTTTTTCTTATGGATGACTGTATGTATGACAAGTCTCGTATGAAAGAGCCCATCATTCGCGAAATATTCATGAATGGTCGTCACTATAACATCTTCTTCCTTTTCACTGCTCAATACGCCATGGATGTGCCCCCGGCTATTCGCGGAAATATAGATTATGTCTTTGTTCTGAGAGACAATATTCGCAGGAATAGAGAAAACCTCTATGAATCTTTCTTTGGGTGTTTTCCAAACAAGGATATGTTTTTTCAGGTGATGGATTCTTGTACGGAAAACTACGAGTGTCTTGTTCTTGATAATACGGGCAAATCAAATAAGATTGAGGATAATGTGTTCTGGTACAAGGCACCTATACGTAAAAACTTTAGACTTGGTTCAGATGCCATGTGGCAATATCACAAACAACATTACAATTCAACTCAGAGTGGAGGAGGAGCAAACGCTATGGCGGTTGTAAATAGGCCCAGAGGTTCTCAGCGCGTCGTTGTTAAAAAAACATAATACCGATCGAAAGTAGATATGGTTGAACTCGTAGATATTAGCCAGTCATATGATTTAACTGCAGGAATGAGAGATCACATGTCGGTCCAGCCACCTCCCTCAAACATGAGACAAAATTCTCCTCTTATTGCCCCGCCATCCAATCCTGAAAAAAATACTCTGTCAGAAGTAGAGATGAATCTGTCCACTCCTATCGAAGAAGTTCTTGACACACCTCTGGGAATGATGAATCCTCAGGTTGGTATGCAGCAGCCAAATATGGTTGATGCTCGTAGCGTCCAGGAGCACCCTGCTCGCCCAGTCGAGGCTATTCCCCGCAAGACAGAGCAATCAAAGAACAATCCTCTTAATCTGAATGATGATCAGCTGTTGTCGCTCCTGGCCGGCGCAGCAGCCGTTGCTGCATTTTCCAAACCCGTTCAGAGCAAGGTGAGTGAGTTTATGCCAACCGCCTTTGGCATGGATGGTCACCTGTCTACAACTGGATTGGCACTGACAGCTTTTATTGCTGCAGTGGTCTTTTACATTCTGAAAAACTTTGTCGTGAAGCGGTAAACGTCTTCCAATCAGTAAGCAAAACAAGACCGGGCGATCCCCCTTTTTTTACATTTGAACATGTTGTAACATCAACTTTGTTGTACCCCTTTGAATAAAATAACGCAAGATCAGCCGCCATCTGCATACACTCAGGTGTCGCTTGACCTTTGAGCACAACATGTGCTCCAGGTGAACCCTGTGCGTGAAACCACCAGTCATCTGGTTCTCCAAGTTTAAATGTTACTTTGTCATTATCAGTAGCATTTGAACCTACCAAAATAGTACACCCAGCAGGCGTTTCAAATTCTCTCATTTAATCCGAAATGTGATGTCCACAATAAGGTCGTCGGCTAATGCCTTTGTATATACCTAATCTGCCTGCGATAGCCTTAAGTCTATGTAAATTGTCCCAGAAATGCCCAGAGTGTTTGTACTCCAACACTGTCACGTGGGCAAGCTCATGAAGCAAAATATGAAACACGTTGTTCGGGTCGGACCCATCAATACAAAGAAAAATCTCGTACCCTTTGTTTACATTGTAACCAACATCACCTTTATGAAACATACCAGTCACATTCATCTTTTTGTGAAGGACTGGAAACTCCCCAAGTGTTATCAGCTCTTTTCTGAGGAGCTCATATCGCCTATCAACATCTTTCATAATTGGAGTTTGCATCATTGATGATGCAACGCACACAGATGCAAATCCTAAGAGAATGGCCGTCTTTGTATCCATCTCCACCTACTATAATCGTTCGAAAATAAATTGAGAATACACATCTGTAATTTTTCCATTCTTCTCCCTTGCAAATGGTTCCCATCGAGTCAGAACCAACTTGGATTCCATACACAGTTCGGTCAAGAGTTTCTTGTAACACAGAGGTTCTGGAATAGCCCCCTGACTGTAGTACGGACCATCTCCGACCCTGACCAGAATCATCTCTCCATACTTTGGACCTTCTTTTCC